GTAAGGTTTGCTCCTGAAAAATCGTATTTTGTTGCTTCGTAATTTGACATATTATTTCTCCGTGTAAGTCCATCCTGTTGTAGCATCTCCAGAAAAAACTAATGAAAAAGCTGCACCTTGAGTATTAACTACAAGATCAGATGCTGCATTAGCTATATTAGAAGAGTTTCTACCAACAGTCAACGCGTTAGTTTGAAAATCGTAACCTTGATCTACAAAATGTACTTCATCACCTGCAGAAGGTGAAGCTGGAAGCGTAATTGTTACTGCTCCGCTATTTGTATTTACTAAAAGTTTAGCTCCAGCTTGAACTGTTTCAGCTGCTGAAACTGCTCTCCAGTTTCTTTGTTCCGATAATTTTACTACATTAGTTCCATCAGAATATAAGGTATAATTATTTCCTTCACATAATAATACACCTGTTCCAGATGCAGTTTTAAAAGTTAAAGTGTTGTTAGCATGATTACATGCATTCTCAATTAAATAAGTTTTTTCAACTGAATTTGGAATACTAACTGTTAAGTTAGAAGCTAAAGTTCCTGTTAATTTAATAACTTCATTTTTACCGTTTGATACTGCACCATTAGTAAAAGTTAAAGATCTAGCAGCGTTAGTTACATTAAAGGTAGTAAAACCACCAATCGCTTGTTCTAAGATTAAAAGGTTAGTGTTTGTAATTTGTCCCCAAGTTCCCGAGTTTTCACCGGTTGCTTGAACTGTAAGTTTTAAACTTGCTGATGTTGAATTTGCCATATTAAATTCCTTATATCGTTTATTTTATAAAAATAAAGAGTTAGTGTCAAACTCTTTATGCAACGACTTCTCTCCAGCCTGGAGGATCTATTGGAGCGGAACCGGTATTTACATCGTTCCAGATAAGACCATTACCATTTCCTACCGTTGTAGTCAACCCAAAACCATTGAAAGTTACATTAACATCTGTAAATGCAGACACTGAAGCAACCCTTGCTAACATTGGATTTTGTGTTACTGGAACTACTGTTCTTAAATCTATTGTTGCTGTTCCTAGATTTGCAGTCATTCCAAAACCTGTTGGACTTGCAACTACATCACCTATATGTCCTATTTGACCTAAAGATAAAAGACCTGCATTCCCTTGAATCATTGCATCAGGTGCAGGGTCTACTTGACCTAAAGTTAATTGTGCTACATTTAAAGTATTAAGAGTTAAATTTGCATCTGCTGTTACAGATTGTGGTGCAGCTAAACCGGCAGTTAACCCCAAACCTGTTATTGTCGGTTGAATAGAACTACCTGGTTGACCCCAGTCATTATCTCCCCAACCAAGTCTACCCCAACCTTGTTCATTAAACGCTTCAACAGTACCAAGGCCCATAGTAGCACCAATACCTGTTAACATTGCGTCAGGACCAGCGTCTGCTGCACCTAAAGAATTTGTAAGCGCAAAACCTGTTATATCAACTTCTGCTAAACCTGTAGAAGTTACGCTACTTAAAGTATTTGTAAGTGGCAAACCTGTTGGAATTACAGTTACATCTCCTTGAAATCCTAAAGTACCTAAATTTCCGGATAAAGAAACACCTGTAGGAATAAGAGTGCCTGCAATACCCCAAGCTTGCTCACCCCATTCAAGTCTTCCCCATCCTAAATTAATTTCTGTATTAACAGTTGCAGTCCCAAGATTTGCAGAAAGAGCTTGACCTGTAGCTTGAACAGTAGGATCAGTTTGATCTCCCCATTGATTAATGCCCCATGTACCAACGCTCCAAGTTTTACCTGTAGCAACATCCATGAGTCCACCCATTCCTATTCCATGAATATAACATAAGTAATAAAAATCAGGAGCCGTTACATCTATCTCAACATATCTAGTGGTTGCTGCGTTAAATGTAGTTGTGTTTATATAATTTGAAGAACTTGTGGGAGAATCTAAAAAATAAGTTACGCCAGAAGAAATAATTCCAGACGTAGATGTGTTAGTAGAAAAAATTAAAGGGTGACCATCATTTGATGCATCACTTTGTTCAAAACGTAAAGTTGATCCTCCAGCCCAAATAATATTACCCGGTCCAGATGAACTACGAGTGCTGTCTATATAATATACATTACCCGTACCTCCACCATACAAATTTCCACTTGCGACAGTGACAGTATAAGTTTTATCCGCCATAGGAGCTTCCTCCTATTAGCCCGATATTCTTAGTATCGCTGCTGTTGATGTTGGTGCTGGAAACTGAACTGTAAACGTACCTGAAGTAGCTGTTTTATCTCCTCCAAAATCTAAAACACAAACTGCAGAGTTAGTAGTTGCAGATGATGTGTTGTAAATTAAAGCCCCTCTTGCTGTCAAAGTAACATTTTGAAATGACAGGTCAACAAAATCTGCTCTTGCGACACCAGCCGTTAAAGAAGTTGGGGCATTAACAAGTGCACCACCACCCGCTGAATAGTTTGCCGATGTAACTTCGTTAGTTGGTGCAGAAGTTAATAGAGAAGTTGTTGCTGAGTTAAGAGTAGCTGAAGAAGTATAAAGAGCTAACTTATATTTATCACCACCAGATTGTTTAAAATTAGAGTCACCCTCTAGTAGTAATTTTTTAAAGTTGTTTGCAATCGCTTGTGTTATAGCCATAGTTTTCTCCTTACTGTTTTCCTATTCGAGGAACACCTGCTTGGTATTCATCTCGTCTTCGTCTTCCCATTTGTTCTATTGAGAATCCTTTGACTGCTTCGACATATTTTTTATCATATAATTGGAGCATGTCAACGGGTCCTTTTAAAAATCCGTAAGCCTCGACTAGGCAAGCATACAATAAACCGTTGGGAAATTCAGTGCTTAAGTATGTAGTAGTATTTGTACTCGATAATCCAGTTGGTTTCAAGATATAATTTAACTGAATAGTATAAGTTTGGTCTGGAGTAGGGGCTACAACTATTCGAGTCTCGTCCCAGTTACTGTAATATTTAGGAACTCCCGTGGTTGCTGTAGGGTTAAATTCTGACATAAAGCTAGTGTCTCTAAACTGTAAAAAATCTCTGTTTTGATCGGTGCTTCCATCCGCTAAATCTGAGTCTACAATCTGAGCAGATCTTACAATTAATAAATCTGTTGGTACATCTATAAATCTAGTAGATGCAATTAAATTAGCTGTAGCATAACGTCTATTATTATCTGAGTCTACTTCTCTTAAAATTCTGTATTCAGCATCATTAATAAAACCATTTAAAATAGTATCTGTAAAAACATTACTGGATACTTCTGTGTAGTCTATAATTTTTTGTTTTAGTTCTGCGTATGTCATTAACTTCTCCCGTCCGTTATATTAACATTTAAAGGACCAGCAAGGCAACCATTTCCTCCACCAGGTCCATACACATCTATTAAAAAAGTACCTGGACTTGTAGCAGGTAAATTATAACCGTTTTGATTAGTAATTGTTGGAGGCTGACCTCCACTTGGAGAAGTTGTGGTATTTAAAGAAACAACATTTCTTGTTCCAAAAATATTGGCTCCTGAACTGTGAGCACTTGCAATAGTGTTAGCAGGAGTCTCTCCTCTAAATGGAGCATTAGTTCCTCGAACTAAACCTGATAAAGTTTTTGTACCAGAATTATATGTTGTATATTGAATTACTTCATTTTCATATAGCCCACTTGTAGAATTAATTTTTTCAATCATTATAAAGCCTCCGGTAGAAATAAAACCAAGGTCATCTGTAACAGTCAGAGTTTGAGTTGTAGCAGTTATATCCGTTGCTAATGTTGTAGATAATTCTAATTCTTGAATACTTCTTTGAAGAGCAGTTGTAAGGGAGAATAAAGGTTGTTGAATACTCATTAATCTTACTGCATCATTTATTTCTATTCCACTATTAGGTTGATCAATAACATAAGTTGTAAAAGTACCGCCGCTTCCAGTAGTGATAGGATTGTCTACTAAAAAATCTGGAGTAGGTGGTTCTAATCTAGCCGGTCTTGGATGTTGTAATCCTTGTGGATCAGCAGTAAAAGGTTTTGGTTCTAATTGAGGTTGTTTAGGTTCATACTCGGAAGTATGTACTCTTGCACCATTCCATTCTCTAACCATTTCAGTATATGGATATTGCAAACCGCTTCGGTCTGAAATAAATAATGCATGTTTTCCTCTTGCCGTGTTTCCCATAATTACATATCTCCTATTTCTGTGGGCAGTGCTTTATCTATGTTACTACTACCTTCATTTAATTTTGCAAAATCTTC